TTAACTTTTCTATAACTTGTATTAGTAATGCTTAAATTATAATCAGCAACCTCACCAGTACGCTCAAGAACATTAGCATTAAGAACAGTCTTATAATAAGTCTTAGGAATATTAAAAGAATCAGAACCATCATTACCAACACCATACCATACTGGATCAGGAACATTCAAATCATCAACCCACCATTTAACATCATCACTAGGATTAAACTTCATAGCAACATATTTCAAACTATAACTCTTACCTTTTCTAAACGCATAACTATAAGAATTATCAGTAGCTCCTCTTTTTCCACCACACGCAGTACTCTTGCAAGTTTCATTTAGTTTAAGCTCACGATAAGATTCACCCCACCGAGTATCCCACCTACGATATAACTTCAAGGACTTCAAAGGCTCACTCGTCGTCAAACCCCATTCATCACTAGGATAAATAAATATATCAGTATTAGCAGTAAAATTAACAAACGCAATACAAGGGTCATCAATAGTTCCAGCACAAGTACTATCCCCACTATAACCAGTTAAAGTAATTGCATTTAAGAAAATCATAAAACCTATAAGTCCTATAACTGGAAGTAAACTAGAGCCATAACTAAGTAACCATTTCTTAACTCGGTCTGCCGTAATCCGTTTACTACCTTTAGTTCCCATTATACAAATGTCCTAATTAAAGCAAAAATTCCCCCCATACCTAAAAAACTTATTAACGCAATCATACCCTTGCTTTTATTCATCCAAGTTAAAATAGTTGGAATCCATTTAGTTTGATTTTCCAATGAATCAATACGAGATAATAAACTAGGCTTACCATTTCCAATAGTAATAACTTTCACTAAAGATTTAATGTCACCCTTCATTTCGTGAACATTATCTTTTACTACTGCAAACTCTTCTTCCGTACATCCCCTCATTCAGACCTCGTCTTAAATATTCTATTCTCATTAAACAAATACCAAATACTATGATACTTACTCTTAGTAAACTTAAACACACTCCTACTAGGAATATCCATAAACGACACCCAATAAGTAGCATCAATAGGATATAACAAACCAGTAGTAGGACTAAAATATAACAACCAATAATGTCCCCCACCATTCACATCACCAATCGCATTATACAACATATAACTAGGAATACCTTTAATCCTAGCTAACAAATAAACCAAACTGTTCAAGCCATCACAATCATCTTTCTTCTTACCAATAATCTTATCAGCAGTAGCCCACATTTCCTCACTACCATAATTGTATTTATCAAGAACATAAGCATAATTCTTTTTAACATACTTTAATATTTCAACAATTTGCAAATCATAATTCTTACGCTCAGGAATATTCTCAGCTTCTTCTTCTAAAACATATCTAATAGCATAATTAGTTATTTGGTCTTTCAAAAACTTATCAAGCCTAGCATACTTTCTATACTTACTATCAATACAATAACTATAAAAAGTTCTCATCCAACTAGACTGGTCTACATTCTTAAACAATACACCCATCAACTTATCTGCAAATTCATTACTTAACATCATTTTTTTTATTCCGTTTTCACACTATACGCAAATTTATTCATACAAACACAAGTATCTTTATAATTACTACACAAATTATATTTAACAATAATATCACTAGTATTACCACCACTAGTATCTGCATAATTATTTATTGGAGTACACGAACTAATAGTACTACAATCACTTGCTTTCAAAACATCATAAGTAACACAAGTTCCAGTTGGAGCATTTTTATCTGCACTTGCATAAACCATATTAACATTGTCTGTAAAATCTTTACTAACAGCATAAACACTTGAACTACTACCACCGTTAGTACTTGTAAAAAAGTCATATAATCTCATAGTTCCAGTACTATCAAGACTACCACTACCACTACTACCAGCGTTGAATAACCAGTCAGTTCCAGTTGGTGTTACTTGGCATAAGCAAGTTCCACTCTTGTATAAATCATAACAAACACTATTAACTTTGTTTAGTCTAAAGAAACCACTACAAGACTGATTACTTCCAATAGACATCAGAGCAGTATCACCATATTTAACATAAGCATAACTAGTAGCACCACCTCCATAAGACTGAGTACTTGCAGCTATACAAAAATAAACACTATCACCATCTTCCGTAAAAGTATCACACAAACTTGTAACACAACCATAACCATTAGTGCTTCCATTTCTACTACCATATAAATAAATACCAGCTACACTTTCACAAACACAAGCTTCACCAACCTGTTGGAAACAACTCCATTTATTTAAATCAATACTAGTATCCCAAACATCATAAATATTCTTAGACATTTCAAAATATCTACCAGTCAAATTAGACCCATCATAAACTGCTGTTGTATTAGTTGTATCAACCTTACTATTATAACCATCAGCATCCGTAAATATTTCAGAATCCATATAAGTTTTAGTTATAGGAGTTATACCAGCACAAAATTGTGCAGCTAAACCCTCCATAGCTACTTCATTAACACCAGTAGTGTTATTAAAACTAATCTTATTAACTTCACTCGCATAATATACATCACCATCACTTTTTGGGAACTCATTTTCATCTGCCATCTTTAATCACCTTTAAAACTTTATTAATATGTTCATCATCAAACTTTCCATTAACCCCTTGATTACTATGAAAACCATCAGGAACATTATGCTCCATCCTTATAGGGAAATGTTCTTTAATTTTAACAGCACGAATATTAGTGTGCTCTTTATAACCTACTCTTCCCTCATCAGTTCCACCCCAAAATACAATAGTGTTCTTTCCAAAAGAATTACTTGCGTGTTGTAAAAAACTATCAACACCAATCACAGCCTTACAATTACTAATCAAAGCCATTAACGGTCTTAAACCTACCTTTAGTTTTGTAGCTCCTTTAAGTGGTTGTTGGTCTTCAGCACTAATTTGAATAACAGCATAACCCTCTTTAAGTAAAGCATTAACCATTTTTTGAGCAAACTCAAAAGTTAAATCACGATACATTTCATCAGTCTGATTTGTTTGACCAAACGGTTGAAACAATACTACTTCTTTCTTTTGATCCATCAAAAACTTATTAGCACCTTGTATTTCTTTCTCAGTAAAAAATAAGTCAGGCTTCTTACTATCACAACCTACCTTTATTTCATCACAAAACACTTTAGATATATGTTCTCCTTTCTCATAATAATTATAATTAGTGTAAGGTTCAGGAGTAAGATATTCAGTTCCTTTAATTACATCATCCCATAAAAACGCATTGTTCAAAGGATAAGCTTTCTTAATGTTAGGATTAAATTTAAAAATACTTGGATGACTACAAACAATATTTATATTTGAGTTAGGATTTTCTTTTTTAAGATTCCTAAGCATTACTGTTGCAGCGATATTTCTACCAATTCCACCATCAATTCTTACTGTTATGTTTTCTTCCATTTTGTTTTTAAATCATTATGTAAATATTAATTTATTCTCAGTTACATCCCAACTAGCAGTACTTGAAGATCCCTCAAAATCAGTATCAATAAAATCTTCAATATACATATCGTTTGGATGAATTAATCTGGTCAAACCATTCTCAACCCATCCACCTTGTTTACCTAATTGACCAATACCCAAAATACCTTTAGTAGAGTGTCCTAATATAAAACCATCACCAGCAACATCATTAAGAACTTTAAAATATCTAGGGTCATAATAATAATCACTTGGAAAAGTCTTAACACTAATAATTAATTCAGTATTCTTCTGTTGCTCTTCCTCAAGTCTTCTAACTCTCTCAATAGTAAACACACCCCATTCAGCAAGTCGCCAATCCTTATCACCCATCTCAAGAGTATCAAGTTTTCCAGGCCATTTCTTACTAATACTATTAATTAACAAATTTCTTGATTCATTATTATAACCATCAGTAACTGGAACTTTTTGACCAGCTTCATAATTGTGTAAACCACTAACTTGTAAATTAACTTTAACAAAAGGATTAGCATACTTATCTAAGAAGTTCTGACCTCTTTGTTCAGCATCATCAACACTTTGAATATCAGAAAAATGTTTAACAGCAGTATGTAAACCATAAGTAGTCTGACTATTCGTATCTTCCACTTGAATAGGAACTGGAATACTTTTAGTATACTGAACATTAATATTATTAACACCAGCAGCTGGAATACTTCCACTCTGAAATTTAATAGTTGCAGTTTCTTTATCAATACTATAATCATAACTACCACTAGTACTTCTCTCAACTCCAGCAACCTTTTCAACACCATCAATAAATAATTTAACAGTAGCTGGTTTAGCACCTAGAATAAAACTAGCACTAGTTCCATCACCATTAAATTGTTCGTTAGTTTCAACACTTTGAACAGCACCTTTAACAGTTAATTGATTAACACATTGAGTGTTATCAAAAATCCATTTAGGAACTTTAGAAACATTCTGACCAATAACTAAAGGAATACTATTATCTAAATAACCTTTAGGCTCACAATGAACTTTCTCATCATCAGTATCATAATAAATCATATAATCATAAATATCAGCTAACATTTGTAACCTACTAAAAATATCAGTATCATTACAAATAAACTTTTCAATAAGAATAGTACTTCCAGTATCAACAACACTTGCAGTCATACCACCCCAAGTTTCAATCATATCAGTCATAATCCAAGACCCTCTACCTTCAGTACTTGGTAAAGCAGCACCATTATAAGAATAACGAACATTCTTTCTAACTAAAGAAATCATCTTATCCTTAGCCATAACTTCAATAAATAAACCTTGTTTATTAACAGTATCAATAAAACCATCAAAAACAAACTGGTCAGTACTAGTAGTTTCCCCTCTATAAATCTTAATACTCATACCACTATTTAATGTAGGAATATCAGCATAAATCTTTTTATTAAAAGTTAATTTAATATCTCTAATCTCTTCTCCAAAAGAATCCTTACACTTCCAATTAACACATCTAGCACTAACATCAACACCATTCACTAAAACCTTACTAAGCATAGCACTTGCCATCTATATCGCATTCCCCTTAGCTAATTTAAAACTATAAGTTAATTGATTTCCAGGTAAAGCTAAAGTAAAATCAAAACTCATAATCATAACATCTTGATTACTAGCAAATAACGCACAAGTAAAAGCAACAGTAGTAACTTGATTTCCATCTACCAATGCAGTAAATTGAGTAATAAAATTTTGTATATCTGATTCTTCTCCTAAAAAAGTTCCAGCAACACTATAACTTTCAATGCTCCCACCAAAATCAAATAATTCAGTTTGGTCACTATCCTCTCCAGGCATAGGTAATTGAATAATATTACCACCCTTATTCATTCTAACAGTATCACATCCTTCTAAAAGAGTTCCAGCTAAATAAGTTGCAGTTCCCATTATTGTACCCCACTAAACTCAGTAGTTCTTCCTACTGTGCTTCTCTTCATAGCTTCTTCAACAGCACTTTGAATCTTACTTATTATTCCACTATCAATACTTCCAGCATCCATAGCATTAACATTAATCGTAACACTTCCACCACCACCAGCACCATTTGGACTTATACTACCACCACCATTAGGGGTAAAAGTTTCAGGTCCATTTTCTCCAACTAAATAACTTTGACCACCAACAACATCACCACCTTTAGCTCTAGGCTTATCTTCAGCTTCTCCACCACCACCACCTAAAAATTTAGGTAGCTTATTAAGAATACCTTGAATGAATCCTACAATACTATCAACAACAGTTCTAAAAGCATTCTTTATAGGGTCAATAAGCCAAGTAGTAAAAAATTCACCCATAGCCATAAACACAGTTTTTATACCTTCCCATACAGCAGTCCAACCGTCTTTAAATTTAGTGAATGCATCTCCCCATTTCTTACTAAGAGCATCCCATAATCCAGCCCATATCTTTTTAAAATTTTCAACTAATGTATTCCATATTGCAGAAATAGCTTCCATAAAAGCATCCCAACTTCCACCAGTTGCTAAATCCCAAATAGCAGTTCCAATATCACTCATAAAAGCACCCATCGCGACAATAGCTTCACCCAATGGAGTTAGAATCCACATAAAAGGCTCAAGAGCTATACTAACTAACCACACAATCGCAGCACCTACTAAATATAAAATAGCTCCAATAATTTTAAGACTACCCCATAACATTTCTAAACTTCCCGAAAAAATATTCCAAACAAACATTCCAGCTTCAATGATCCCAGTAAAATTACTCATAACACCACCAGCTTCTTCAATACTAGTAATGAAATCTTGTTGCCCTTCAATCTTAGCACCAGCCACACTACTATTCTCAGCACCCTCTTCACCATCGGCGGCAGCTTTCTTACTTTCTTTCCTTCTCTTAATTAAAAATCTAAGAATACCAATAGCCATAGGTCTTAAAAAATTAGCAATCACATCACCAATAGGTCTAAGAATAAGCATAAAAGATTTAGCCATAACAGCAAGAATTTGTTGTAATCTAGGACTGGATTTAACAATAGACCCAGCAAGTTTTTTGATACCACCAAGAACAGCTAAAGCAGCTCCTACGCCAGTTGCAATCTTTGCAATTCCAGCAAGACCTTTCATCCCACCTAAACCACCACCACCTGACTTACCACCTGATTTCTTTCCACCACCAAATAATCCACTAAGACCACCACCACTAGATTTAACATCACTAGCGTCTAACTTAACCTTAATGTTCATACTATCTGCCATCTATTTTCTTCTCCTATTTCCTTGTGATTTCATTTTCTTATTGCTCTTTTCCATTTCTTCTTTTTCGTGATTTTTAACTTCTGAATGAATAGTAAGCAAAGTTAAAATATCTTGATATTTTTGCTTTCTATACTCCGTTGGATTTGTGTGAAATGTTCGGCAATAGCCGTACATACTCATTTGGTCTGAGAGCCATCTGTCGTCACACTTTCCTGTTCGGATAACTCTTCGGACTTTTTTACTTGTTCAGTTCCCATCAAAGGCTCTAATAAAGTCTTAGCACCATTCAATAACTTAATATATTCCATTCCATCCATTTGTCTTAATGCAGTTCTTATAGGAGTTGTACCCCACGGATGCGAATGAACACAGTTTGGAATTAACTCAATTAATACTTTAGCTTCATTAAAACCATTCTTATCACTACTGTTTATGAGAGCGTCTTGAATAGCTCCACCGAGTGGGGATCTTAATAGGACTTCCCCTTCTTTCAACTTTATAGTTTCCATATTTCTTTTACCTCAAAATTTTATGATACAGTATACCATTGAATAGGTATGCTACTAGTTCCACCTAAAGCGAAACCACTTACAGTTAATTCAATAGCTTGTGTTTCAACATCATAACTTGCACTTGGATTCTCAAAATAACAATCAGCAAGATTTACTGTAATAACTCTATCACCAGCTACTGCTCCTTCAGTTAAAACAAAACTCATAGCCTTACCATCCCAAGACATAACATCACTACAAGTTGTACTAGTAGTTAAGCCACCCATAGCCAAAGCTCTAAGTTCAACAGCATTAAGCGTACTTGCAGCGTCATCATAATTCATCTTAACAGTTACAGTAAAATCATATCTTCTGATTCCAGCAACAGGTTGATTAATTAATCTACTTCCAAGTGTTCTATAAACACCTAAATTATTTTCACTAGTTAATTCAAAACTAACTAATTTACCAACAGTATCTCCAGCAACACTTAATGCTCCAGCTTGAAAAGTCATAGGAGGATTACTAGGTGGCACATAAGTAACACTACTAGTACTACTTGTTGCTTGTCTACCAAGCCATTCAAAACTTCCTTTAATAGTTTCATCAGCAGTTCCACTTAAAGACCAACTGTTTATTGCACAACCATCAAAAGTCATAACATCAGCAGTATCTCCTATACTTCCAACTTCTAAAGTAAGAGTATTAACAGTACTAGCTGAATAACCTAAATCACTTGCTTCAGTAATAAGATATGGAGATCCAACAGTTCCACTTCCAGTAACTAAACCAATTACACAATACTTTAAGAAATCAGGGTCAGTTAATTCAAACTCCGTACTTCCACTAACATCTAATCCACCAGGTACTGCTTGTGTTGCATTTCTACCTTCACCAATACCGTGACTTCTCACAAAATTATTAGTAATACTATAACTTGTTGTACTTGTCTTATCTACATAATTACTTCCAGTTGGAGTTCCAGCCGTTCCGAAAGCTGTGTCTTCTGCAAAAATAAGATATGATCCAGTTCCATTAAAAACATTTGATGCCATTATTCTTCACTCTCCTTAGTTTCTTTCTTATCTTTTTTCTTTTCTTTTTTATCGTTAATAGGGCTTTTTTGTTTTCCCCAATTTTCACTTACCATCTTCATTTACCTCTAGTTTATTTATAATTTCTAATCTTTTATTTATATTTGCTAGGTATTGTTCGGTCTTACGAATCTTATTCATCAATAAATTTGTACTGATTTCTTTTCTACTCTGCCTAACTTCAACAGTTCGTGTTACTTCAAACACCTTACCATCTTCACTTTCATAACTTATTGTTGTTTCCATTTAACTATCATAAATAAATCTTATCTTAAAATCTTGATTTCTTTGAAAGATTTTATTCTCTCCAAAAGGACTTATTAATAACGCTCCCATTCCAGTAGGAGTTACAAAAGGACTATAATAAAAAGTTTTCTTATTGCTCATCATATTACTTCTTATACTTGCTATGATTTGTTCTACATCACTTTGGTCTTTATCATAACCAACAATAGTCATATCATATTCAGAATAAGTACTACCAGCACCTAACTCATATTCATTACTACTAGCACCTAATATATCAACTGCGATCCTAGGAAAATCTTTAATCTTTAAATGAGCTTGAGGAAAATCAGGATAAATACGGTCAGTACTTCCCTGGTCATAATTAATTGTATAAGCTCCAGTTTGAGCAACTAAGAAAGTGATAACACCAGTATTATAATTAACTGTATAATCAGAGCCAAAAGAAAGTTTAGTAGTAACAACAGTAATATCTCTAACATTCTTAATCAATGTTGGATTAACAGCAAGAGTATGAGAACTAGCAGCAGTAAAAGTTCCAGTATCTTGAGAAGTTGTAACACCACGGTCACCAACAGAAATAACATCAGCATTCCTAAGAAAGACTACCAATTCTTGTTTAATATCCCATATACTTGTAAATGCCATCTCTTTTTTAGTCCTCGTGGATTATTCAGCAAACCTAAGTTCTGCCTAACTAAAAGCTTCAAGTAAAGCTTTCTTAATTATTTTCTTTGCTTCTTGATTAAAAGTATTTCTTATGAACGGATAAGGTCTAGTTCCATTCAATTTAATCTTATCAGCAACAGCCTTAGCAAGACCTTTGTCGCCTAACTTTCTTTCACACCAACCCTCTAATTCTTTAGGGTCTACATCAGCACCTATTGGTTGTCCGTATTCAACAGTACGACCATAGTCTAACATACGAATATCAATTTCATCATTCTTAATTGAATATTTGATACTTGCTTTGAGTTTTCCAGTATCCTTACCGTGAGCTTTAGTAAGTTTTTTTTGCATTGATACTGTTAGTTCGTGACCCATAATGTCTAAGGCATTATGTATCTTTGTATCAAAATCAGTTTGATTAACTTCCATCTTGAATGAAACAATTATTAGCTGAGTATATGAATTGTGTTTGACCACCAGTATTATCAAAGATTCCTGGTACTCTAAAGTTTTCTTTTATTCTAAACTTTATAAAACCCTTCATTATCTGCCCACTTGTTTCAGCATCTAAGTCGTGTGTTGCATCTGTTATAGTAAGTGTATCAACATCAGGAGCTGAAGTTATAGTAAATACTCCTTGATAATTAGTAGTACCAAGAATACATATTTCATCACCAGCACTCAAACCGTGAGCAACAGCAGTAATCGTAATAGTCGTAGCATCACCCTCAATAGCAGTAATACTTACATAAGTTCCATCAGCATAAATTAAATCATCCTTCTCAACAGCATCATCATCTTTAGCAAGACAAACAGCAGCTCCCTTCTCAACAAAACCATCACCTTGAAAATCCCAAGTTTGAGATGAACGCATAAAGTAAGCTTCAATAATTACTGGAGTTCCAGCAGTAAGAGATTCTTGACCTGATATATTACTAATAGCTCTAGTAATCGGAACTAAAGCTACTTGTCTACCCCAATCATTAAGAATAGTATTAAAATCAGCTTCCGTTAAAACATTTGTAACTACCATTTAATAAATACCTATTTCAAATCTTCCCATTCGTAACCTCTTAGTTCCAAACCCATATTCTTCAACAAATTCAGGCTTGTTCAAATAAAGTAAAAGGTCTGTAAACTTGTTCGGCGATATTCTTTGCTTCTTTTCCAAGTGCATCAGCTCCAGCTTTAAGATTAACATAAGGTTGTCCCTTACTTCCACTCACACCACCAGGCAAACTAATAGTAGCAAAATCAGTATAAGATCCACCAACCTTTGCATTTAAAGTTCTAATCCCAGTCAATAATATACATAATCTTTTAATAATTGTTGGAAGAGGATAAACCCCATAAACATATTTTAGATTAACTAATTGAGGTTGGCTATCATTAAAATATGTAGCTTCACAATTAGCCGTACCTAATAAAAGTTTTCCAGCAGACTTATATTGATAAACATAACTAGGAGTTACACTTACTGAGTTTATAGTTAATTCATTTAATTCAATTAAAGGAAACCCAGTAGTAAATAGTGTATCCGTTCCATCACCATCAATAGTTTCATTGTTATACCCCAGTTTTAATATCTTAAATTCACTTGTAACATCAGTTGCACCACTAAAAGCAGTATCAACTGTAATCTTTGTAGCATCATTCGCACTTATTTGTCTATACTCACCACTATTAGTTCCAGCAGTAATCCATAACACATAACCCACATAGGCATCAGTAGTCATATCAAGAGTAGTAAGACTTAAAGTTGTTGTACTATAATCACCATCAGCAGTTCCACTCTGTTCAACTACTCCAAACTTAGTATTATACACAGCTTCAATTTCTGCTTCACTATAAGTTATAAACTCAGTAATGTCTGCATCACTAACAGGAGCTCCTGTATCAGGGAAATTAATCGCTGCCTTAACTTCGTCATAAGTACAATATGGCATTCTTTATACCTCTACATAAAATATTACATTAGCTGATTTTGCATTACCCATATTAGCACCAACAACGCTTAAACTTCCAGCAACAGGATATAATAATCCATTAGCTCCAACAGTTCCAGCAACGCTTGGAATAGCAAATTCATTCGCAGCACTACCAACACCAGTATCAGTAAATAAAGCAGTACCATTTCCATCAGTAACAGCTACATCCCATTGGTCAGTAGGAGTTACAACACTATTAAGTGCAATACCTCTCAAGATACCATTACAATTAATACTTCCACTCGCATCACCACTACCATCACTAGTTAACAATACTGTTCTAGTTTCTACACTCATTTTTTATTCCTCACTCTTCTCATAACTTTCGCAGCAATAGAAACATCCTTTATATCAACAACTCCATCACCATTTAAATCCATATTAATTTCATCTTTAACTTTCTTAGATTTCTTTTCTTTAACTTCTTTTACTTCAGGAATGTAAACATATAATTTCCCTTCAGCATCTGCTCTAATCTCACCAATAGGATCATCTTTACCATGTGGTTGAGAAGTAATTATTTCACTTTCCGTATTTGTTGTCATAGCCATTTTATTTTTACCTCACTCATTAATTATAATAATAAAAAAAATAAAAAAAAGATTTATGCAAACACTCCAAGTGTTGCTCTACCAGTTAATTCAACAACTCTAGTTGAATTAGCATTAGCAGACTGAACAGTTATAGTTGCAGTTCCATTTGTTACTGAACAAGTCGCAATATCAGTTGTAATAACGCTTCCGTCAGTAGTGTGAACCCAACTTCTAATAGTAAGAAGTCCAGTAGCACTAATTCCGTTAGCAGTTAAATCAACTGTAAAAGTATCGTTCTCGTCAGTAGTATTTGGAGTCTGAAAAATAATAGTTTTTAATCCATTATTAGGTACTTGTTCCCAAGACTGTAAAATACTAGTTGCTGTCATTTTATGCAAACACTCCAGCGTCAGCTCTTCCAATTACTTGGATAACTCTCATATCATTATCAGTTCCAGCAACTACTGTAACTGTTAGAACACCTGAACTTACAGCACAAGTATTTAATTCAGTTGTAATAACGCTTCCGTCAGTAGTATGAACCCAAGATTCTACTACTAGTAATCCTGTTGCTGCAATTCCATAATCTGTTAAAGTTATTTCTAAAGTATTTCCTGCGTCAGCAGTATTCGGAGTAGTGAATAAAACAGATTTTAAACCTGCATTAGGAGCTACTTCCCATTGTTTTAATATTGATGTTGCTGTCATTTTTTTGTTACCTCGTTAATTTTATTTATATAATATTAATGCACTACAAGCAGTTGTCGCAACACTTGCTAACGTAATTACATTTCCTGATATTGTGTATACTTCACTAGCTCCAGTTGCATCAACAGTTGGCCAAGCCATTATAACTTCAACTGCATTTTTTACAGTCCAAGTATCATCAGCTTTTCCTTTATCACCACTATCAATGTAACCTAATTTGAAACCTTTATTATTAGCTCCACCTTGAGGAAATATTTGGACACAGTTCACATCTACATTTACTACTACCATTTATTACACCTCATTTATACAAAATTAATGCACTACAAGCAGTTCCTGTCGCACCTTTTAGAGTGATAACATTCGTTGCTACGGTGTATAATTCTGAAGCTCCAGTTGCGTCAAGAGTTGGCCAAGCTAATAAAACAGTATCAGCTCCTAGTATAGTCCAAGTATCGTTTTGTGCAGCTTTCGCTCCACTATCTACATAACCTAATCTATAACCAGCTAAATCAGTTCCAGCTTGAGGGAGTACTTCAACGGCTTCTACATTTGTATTTGTCATATTTTTTTACCTCATTCCCTTTCTATAAAAGAAAGAAAAAAAAAGTACATATCTCTTATGCACTAATTGCTGTTATTGAAGAACAGAATGCTGTATTTCTTATGATTAAAGCTTCATAGATTTTCAACATAAACTTCTCACTATCGTTAGTTTTTGCAAGGTCTTCAAATGTTAAGTCTTGAAGAACTCTCATTTCAACAACAGACATATCTAAGAAATACATAGCTTTAGATCCACTAGTATTTGATAAATACATACTTGGTATTACTGGTATTTGTCCAACCATAGTGTTTAAAACTATTGTGGAGAATCCCCAGAATACTTGTTGAGTAGGTTGCATATAACCAATCTTTGCAGTTAGTAATCCTAGTAAGTCATTATAAACTCCTGAAGAACAAACAGCAAGGTTAGGTCTTCCACCATCATCAAATGCGTATTGGATAGCTAAATTAATATCAGCAAGTCCTAAAGCAGTTGTACCTTTAGCAACAGTATTAGTTGTAGTCATTAACTTAACTATTCCACTAAATTGTGTAGCGTCAGATGAAGCGTCACCATTAACAATTAATGATTCTTCTTTTTCTCGGATTTCTCTAGTCTTCACAAGAACTTCTTGTTGCTTAGCATTAGTTGCTCCTTGATTTCCGAAACCACCAGTTGAACCACTTGAAGCCATACCTTCTAAAATATATGAAGGAATTGCTGCAACAGCTTGTCCAGTTACTCTTCCAACAGCATATATATATTTTATACTTGTTGAGTATCTGTCATAAGTTGTATTTGTTTCAGCCAATGCTGCATCTTCGTTTGCTGTGATAGCTCCACCTTTTGCAGTAATATTGTTATAATCAGCAGTAGTTCCCATATTTGTTACTCTTGGAATTAACTCTACTAATGGGGTATATTTTCTTGTTGTATCTATGATTCTTGGGTCTACATAAATAGGTACAAGAGCATATCCAGTAGTTCCAGCTCCACCAGTTGTTGAAGTTAATGCCTTCATTCCAACTTTAGCCTTCTCATTTAATGCTCCTCTCATATCTATTTCCATATCTACTTTCAAACTTTTTAAATCTGCCTTTTGATAACACGTACCACTTGGTAAGTTACCAAAACTAACAGCATAAGCATTTCCTACATTTACATCTACCATTTTATTTTACCTCTAAATCATTGAAAGCATATCTTTAACATCTACGCTTTTCTCTACTATTGGTTGTTCTGAAATTTTACTTTTGAAAATTCCTTTTTCTTTAAGGTCTTTAATCTCTTTGTTCTGAGATTCAATTTCTTTTCTTAAAGATTTAAGTTCTGCAATTACAGACTTTTCTTCAACCTTTTTCTTTTTATCTTTATCTTCTTCTTCTTCGTCTTCTTCACCATCTTTTTTCTTTGGTGGGAACTCGCCTTTTTCTTCTACCTTAGCTTCTTCTTTAACTTCTTCTTTAGGAGCTTCAGCAACTTCTTCAACTTTAGCTTCTTCTTTAACTTCAGCTGGTTTTTCTACATTTTCATCTACCATTTCATTTACCTCGTTAATTGCTTTTAGCATAACACTTTTCATACTATAATTACTGATAACAGCACTCTGATTTACAGGAGTAGCAGTTATAGCAACATTAAGTAATTGCAATTCTTCTATTAATCTAACAGTTCCATCCACTAAAGTTTTTTCAACTACTTTAATTGGTTTGAAAGCAATACTAAACGCTTTCAAGAAACCGTCTTTAATACTTCCCCATAAGCTCTTAAACTTAGGAGAGTTTTTGTTGATCTCTGCTTTAACCCATAACCCTCGGTCATCAATCTTAGCTTCTACTATTTTTCCAGCTGGGAGAATTGTTGGGTCATCTCTAAATGCTTCGTGTTCATAATCAAGAGTAATAGTACTCTCATTAATTTGTTTAAGCATACTCTTTAGAGCTTTCTCCGTTACAATATCATCTACGATATCTCTCTCAGTATTAGAAATATAACCAGTAACATAATGTTTTCCACCTTTCATTTCAAAAGCGAACTGTTCTGTTCTAAAAGTGTACTCACTCTTCTTAACTAATTTATTATATACTTTTTTGATATAAGAATAATCTCTCACTTTATCGGACTTTAATGCTAATTCCTTAGCTTCGTTCCATTTAGTTTCGTTTATCATTTTAACTATATATACCTCTTCTGTGTTTTAAACTTTATAAAACCCTTTAATCTTTATCTGTATGTTCATACCAACTTGCTTTGAATGAAACTATATTACTATTAGTTCCACTACTATCTAACGCAGTTACTCTTCTTGCTCACTATACTCCTCAATAGTTTCAACCAATCCCTTATGCATTTCAATATCCTCAACTATAATAACATTTGGTCTATTACTAAAAAATCTTGTAACAAACATAATATCATTCTCTCCACCAGTCTTAGCAATCACACATTTTATTTTATCGTGTTCATCATAAGTATAACACTCCCACCTATCACTTTCTTCTTTAACAAAAACAGTATTCTTAATTAGATAACGCTGTTGAAACACATTCCAACCAATAACGAAAATCATTTTATTAACTCCAAATTCTTTATTTTAACTCTAATCTCATCCATTTCTTCTCTAAAACCAATATGTTTCTTTTTCTTAAAAGCTTTAACTGTAATCTTATTATTTACTTCACTCATTCTTTTTCCCTCACAAACATAATAACAGTACGACAATTAGGATGAAACGGTGGATATTGAGCACTAAAAGTCTTATTCTTAACACGAACTTTAAACTCTTTATCTAAAGGAATGGCTTGAGCTTCACTACCATACTTCTTCATTTCTTCTTTACAAATATCACTCGTTTTATTATCCATAGTAATATCCAAATACTTCTTTAAATTTAGATTAGACTGTAACGCACCTTCATAACTACCAAGATTCTCAGCCCTTAAACCCTCAGTACGCAATACAGTTTTCAAACGATTATTAAAAGCATCATCCTTCATCAAAGTCTTAATACGCTTTTTTAATTGAGAAACCTTTTCCTTATTCAAAATACCACGCTGTAACTCTCCTCTTAACTTCTCACCCAAAGCATCAGTAACACCATTAACATTCTCATTCACATAATCACTAAGAAATCCTAAATCAGTATCACTAGGAACAAAATTCATACCCAACTGCACTTCACTCTTAACCATACCCTTATGATACTCTTCTTTCAAGAACTCATCCATATCAGGAAATAAACTAGTTAAACTAAATATTTTTACTATCTTCTGCGTAATCGCAGTAATGATATTTTTTGATTCCATCTCATTCTTTATATTCATCTTCAGGGATTCTATCAATAGCTTCTACTAATTGTTTACCAACTTCATCAATGGTTTTCTCCATTTGTTTCAACGGATTAAGACTATTTTTAGATTTCTCTTCAGTCTTTTTATCTTTACTACCAAAAGGATTCTTTTCCTTCTTATCAGGTGAGCCTTTATCATCTTTTTTAGCAAAAGGATTATCTCCTTTAGAACTTTCATCATTACCACCTTGAGAGAAACCAGCTTCTTGTTCAAACTTAGCCATATCATTCTTGGCTTGTTCTTCTTTTCCTTGTTTAAGCTCCTCTACATTAATCCCTAACTCTTCGGCAGCCATCTCAGGGGTCTTAACTCCCATACGAATCTCTTGCTCTAATAAATCGTGCTTCATCTTATCTTCTTCAACATCATAATGGTCAAAAACAATTTCCAATGGCACATTTCTAAAATCATCAAATTCTATATCTTTAAAGAATGATGGCATTAATTGAGTGTTAAGGTTATATTGTAATACTTTAAGTAATGGTTGTATAGCTTTTCTTTTACTTGCTTGTGTCTGACTATCATCAGTAGCTTTATTACTACTTTCAGTCCAACCCATTTCACTAGCAGTAACTCCAAAACAAGCCCATACAATTTTCATAAACCATTCTTGTTGAGCAAGTACTTCCATATCTTTAGGACTTAATTGGAACGGTACAAACTCAGGCTTAGTACTCACAATAGGTATTGTAAAGTTTTTCTTTCTCTTTTTCCCAAACTCATCTTCACCAGCTTGATAACTTGCATCAAATCTATCTCTGAATGCAGCGATTTGTTCTTTCTTCGCACCCATAAGACTTATCACACCATCAGGCATATTATTATTAACATAAAAATCAAGGTTAAACTCACTACCATACACTAAGGTTTGTATTACTTGAGCTAAAACTTGTAATGGGGATCTTCCATAAATACTATCACTTCTAGGATTCTGCATAAAATAAATAATCTCCTTCTTACCGAAAGGAACTGGCATACTACCAGCAGTCCAACCGTATTGGAAATAAGCAGCTTGTTCTTTAAACATAACATTATAAGTTTTAATAACTTCCATTTGCATATCACTAGGACTATCAAAACTAACTGGAGCATCCATAGAATCAACCATAGGCTCAACAAAATCAGCTCTGTTACCTAAATAACCATAAATATCAGGATTCTTTAAGAATAAACTTCCATCTCTAGCAAAGATATGCTGTAACTCTCCAGCTGAATTAAAAACTTTATTAATAATCCCACTATCAGTTTCTAATATATCAGTAACTACTTGCCTGAGGATTTGTTCAAAACTTTCAGCGTTACCATTAGGATTATTTAAGAATCTAGTAGCTGTATCAATATCTTCATTATAATCATTACCATCATCTTGGAATCCTTCTTTAACTTTAACTTCCCACGGACAACTTACTATCTCATCACAAATAGTTTTAATAACTGAGAAAATATAAGGATTCTTAGCTAATACTTTTAGTTGTGGAGTATTAACATTTCTTGGATAACCATAAGGTGGCTTGTATAAGAAGTTAGGAATGTATGCTTTGAATATTCCCATATCTCTATCTTGTGCTAAACTCATATCAATAACAGCACTACTTTCAGAACTATCGCTAGTACTCTCAACATCACCTATCGCCTTTCTTATGAAATCTTTGAAACCCATTGAATATAAAACCTCACCGTGAGGTGAGGAAAAAGGGGTGATAAATCGTTTGGAAAATTTATCACAAATTGGATTATATACACTATACTATGTTTTAATGTTTATAAAACCCTTTATTTTATCCTTAATACGCCAACAAACATTAAAATTCGTCACCCATAGCTTTACGCACTTCATCTAATTGTTCAAGCACTCCATCCTTAGCTTCTTTATTATTATTCAACTCATCTTCTTTTTGTTTAATTCCCATCATACTAGCACACGCTTGAAACTTAGTCCAAAATACTTTATCAACAGGCTTAATGCTTTTCTTAAAGTTCTTAATAGATTTCTCAATAACACTCCCTTGTAAATCCATATCCTTAATCTGCTTAGTTAATTCAGCAATCATATTTCTAGCAGTATGCTCAGGATAAATAGTTGTATTAATAAATTTACCTTCAACCTTATTCTGCTTAGCATCAACTAATTCATCACCTATTCTTGTTTCAACTAACTCTTTCTTTTCTTTGTTCCACTCAAATTTATGTTCCATTTTTTATTTACCCCAGTTGCTATTTCTAGCCTTTGTAATATCTCATCTATTGCTGTCGCCCTACCTACATAATATCCTGTTAAGAACATTATGAAAGCTATTGCACATATTTGTATTATCATTGTCCAGCTCTCAAAAAGTCTAAGCCATTAAACATTATGTCCACTCTCTTATCTACTTGAAAAACTATCAACCCAATCATAATGATTATCATCAGGATAATCATTAATACCACATATTTTGTCTTCATTTATATTACCTCGTTTGTTTTAAAATATTCTAAATACTTCTTAAATAATTTAAGTTTAATGGACACGTTTAAATTCTCCTATTATTGGTTTTTTATTCTTATCAACAAAACTTTTAGTGATCCCGTAATAATGAATATCCTTAGTATCAATATCAGTATATAATAAATGATTTATTCTTTCATTCTTATACTCTTTATTCATACCATTCATCATCTCAAACATCAAGATATTAAAAAACTCTCTATAAGCAGTATCTTCCAAACACATAGTAACCATAATATCTTTGCAAACTCTTAAAGTCTTAACACTATCACCTTTCTTAAAGTTCTCAATAGTTTCTTTAGTATGTTTATTACCAACCCAAGAATGTCTATTTGCAATATAAATCTCACTCCAATCATCAATAGCTTTATCAAAAGACTTCTCAAATACTACAAAATTAATGTTATAAGGAGTTTTAATAACCTTACGAACTAAATACTTATTAGCAATCTTATTAACTAATAACAAACCTTTCTTAATAGGTAGTTTAAACACGTAATGCAACCATTGATATTTCTTTAAATTATCCCCCTTAGTTAATGATTCTTTTTGATTCTGATAAATATTCCAAGAGATACCATTAGTGCTTTTAAAACATTTAGTGTTACCTCTAAGATTATTATGCTTTCGTTCACTACGAACAATCAACCAATCATTAATATTATCTAACAATTTCATTTTTAGTTCGGTATTACTTGTGCATTACAATTTTGGCAGAACACAATATCCTCATACACTAATAATTCATAACTACATTCCTTACACATCAAACACGCTTTCTTAACAACATCTAACATTCTTCCACCTCTTCACAACTCATATCTGCTCTTGTCAACCTACTCCCAATAAACTTATACTTAAACCGTTCCCTACACCTAACACATTTAAAAATAAGCCAATTAGTATTAGTAATATACACCTTAAACTTACCAAGACTATTCGGTCTTTTCCTATCATAATGTCTTATAGGACATTTAGGGCATTGTAATAACTCAAAAGTTCCTACCAATCTATCACCACCTCTCCTTCATCTTCCCAACACGCATAAACCAAGCTATCACCATAATCAGGACTTTTACCATCTTCAGGATCAATTATCTTAGTCTTACCACCACTAGTAATCTCATAACCCATCTTACGCAAGTTATCAATCAAAGTAGTATCACAACCCTTAATACTTATTTTACCTTCTTCAAACAATCTAGCTAACCTAAAATATTGTTCAGCCTTCTTATTACTATGAACAATGTTTCTAGTTTGGTCTTCATACCGTGCCTTAGTACTACCAACAATACTACTTTCTTCAAAACTTTTAGTAGGAGCTTGACCGAAATGAGCTTCCACAACACTTAGTCCTTCTTCTTTTAATCTATCAACTACACCAGCACCTAAACCACAAACATCCACGTTAATACTATCAAAGCCAATATTAGAATGTAAATCTCTAACCTTACCTACTGTTTGCATTGTATTCATCTTATTAAACACATATTGTTTGACCAGCTGATATTTTCCATCAAAAGTTTGTATGTGAGTTAATACAGTACTGTCTAAACCAAATCTTGCAACATCAACTCCTAACAAATTTAACGGTCTTCCCTTTGAAAACTTGAACTCTCTTTCATTAGCTTCTGCAATACAATTATAATCAAACAAACTATCCTCAGCATTCTCAGGGAACTCAGCATCATATAAAACTTTAAAAGTAATAGGATTTAATAATCTTCTTTGGTCTGCTAAGAACTCTTCAGTAATCCTACCTTCTTTTAATGCAGTCTTCCATCCTACTTGAATCTTAGTATAGCTTGGGTCATTCCAAAAATCCCACATTTGATTATTTCTATTCCACGGATTTCCAATACTAACTCTCATAGCATCAGGACTATCACCAGTCATACGGCTAATCTTCTGCTGGTATACTTCATAGTTGATTAAACATTCTTCATCATCAATTATAAGATCCCCACCAAAACCCATAAGTCTATCCCCAGTTCCTTCAGCACTTAAAATAGTTATTTCAGTTCCATTGTTTAATGTGATACGCTTCTTACTTACTTCATTCTTTAATCGGTCAAGTCCACTCATAGCTACATCTACCATACAACTCATTTCTTTATTTTCTAATATGAATGTAGAAATATAGTTTCTTATAATCTTTGTTTGGTCAAGAGTTGGAGCTACTAATAAGATTCTTTTGTTAGGATTAAGTTTTGCATATAATAATACTGCTTGAGCTACACACCAACTTTTACCATAACGAGTAAGGCAACTTATAACAAGCTTCTTGGTTAATCGGAATGCGATAGTTTTTACTATCTCTGCTTGAGTAATTGTTAGATCTGTCTTAAAATAATTCTTACACAATGCCCAAGCATCTTTGTTTTTTACCCATATATCTAGGACTTCTTCTTTACTCTTTTTTTTAGTAATTGTTTATCCCTCTTTAAACCTTCATTGTAAACAGCGTATAAATGTTCATCAACATTAATCTCAGTATTGTTTTGAATATTTACTTGAGTATTAATAGCTTCAGTTCCGTGAACTTGCTTAGACCAATCCATTATTAATCTTCCAATCATAACTGCTTCTTGAATAGTATTAGCCTTACTCTGCCATTTCTGATAAAACGCTAACAAATCAATATGAGTAATTTCCTTATTATCATACATTTCTATTAATTTATTTGCACTCTCATCATTAATCTTACGCTCCCTTAACCACCTTAGTTTAGCTGATACGCTCTTTTTTGGGCTTTTACTACGCCCACCTTTCTTCTGAATAGCTCGTTGTTCTTCCATAGTCCTACTAGCTAAAGGAATAAGGTTAGATGAGTTCAAAGTTTAACCCTCTCCTTACCAGTTAGTTTTTCCCATCTTTGGCAAATAACCTCGCAATAGGATTCGCTTAATTCCATCATATAACATTTACGATTTAATTGTTCACAAGCTATAAGAGTGCTTCCACTACCACCAAAAGGGTCATATACTAAATTACCTTTCATAGTACTATCTTTAATGAAAGTAGAACATAACTCAATTGGTTTCATAGTAGGATGTAAATCGCTTCTCTCTCTTTTTAATCTAAATATATCACCTCTTATTGTTTTCTCTCCACCAAACTTACCGAAATAAAGTATAAATTCGTGTTGTTTATGATATTTGTCAAGGTTTTGTACGCCATATTCTTTATCCCATACTATACAACTCTTACAAGGAATATTATTCTCTTTCATATTTTTATAGAATATATGATAAAATTTCCAGTTACAGCATATATAACCACTATCTGAAGTTATGTGTTTCATCCAAGAATTATTAAATTTAATAAAGTCTTCTTCAGACATATTATCATTTTTTATTTCATCGTGCTTACCTTTCATATCTTTATAAGCTATATTATCTGGTGGGTCTGTAAATGTTATATTTTGAATAGTCCTTATCATTAATTTATCAATATCAGTTTTGCTTGTGCTATCTCCACACATTAACCTATGCTCACCTAACAAAAATATATCACCTAACTTAATACTAGTCTTAATATGTTCTATTTCAGGAACTGTATCTTCTTCAACCTCAATATCATCATCACTCAACCCAATCTCTTCCATATCAAAATCCAACCATTTAAAATCATAATTATCCTGTTTTAAGCTTTCAAACTCTTGCTTTAAAAAACTAAAATCCCAATCACTCTCAGCAACTTTATTATCAGCAATCCTAAACGCTTTCACTTGAGCAGAACTTAAATCATATTTCGTAACAACAGGAACTTTTTGAATACCTAACTGTTTAGCAGCCAACAATCTTCCATGACCTGCAATCACCACATTATTTTTGTCAACAATAATTGGAACATTAAAATCAAACTCTTTTATTGACTGTTTTATTTTGTCTACCTGAACTTTATCATGCTTCTTTGAATTTTTATCATAAGGTATAACATCGTATATATCCATATATTCTATTAACATCCTATCTTCACCCCTTTAGGTTGATGTAACATTCTATG